CTGCCGCGACTCCGTTGCGGCCTGCTGGGGTGGTGTCAAGCCTTAGTATTCCAGTCGTGCCGGCCAACGCTGCTCACTCTGCCATCTCCGCAACTGTGGAGCGCATTTTGAAGCCCGTTCCGGCGGTAGACGAGGATCTGTTCGCGGTGTTCCGTAAGTGGGTTTGGAACAATCTTGAGGATTTGGGCCTCAAGAGCGACAGTGTACTGGCGCTTCCGTTTGATGAGTGGAACCAGGCCTATCCGGAGGCCCAGCGCAAGGTCCATCTCAATGCAGCAGCCAGCGTCGTTAAGGACGACGCTTTCTGGGAGCACGTCGCTGACCGCGGCATGTTCACGAAGATCGAAAGCCTTCCTAAGTCAACCGTTGAAGGGTTGCTGAAGCTCTGTCCTCGTGGTATCCAGTCTGGCTCTCCTGTTCACAATGTGATCACGGGTCCCTTCTGCAAGGCCTTTTCGAAGAGGCTAGCGAAGGTCTGGAGTGTGCTCAATCGTAAGGGGTTGATGTACACCAGTGGCGCCTCTGCTGAGGAGATAGGCGCAGCCCATGCACACATGTCAGCGGCCCTCAAGGCTCTCATAGAAGGAGACTTTGAGAGGTTTGATTCCACCATACACCGCCTTTTTCTCGAGCTCGAAGCCGACATATACAGGTGGTGTGGTTGTACGCCAATGCAGTATGCTGCGTTCTTGAATGTGATCTTGACCAAGGGTCGCGACAAGTTTGGCAATAAGTACACCGTTGATGGTGGGCGGCACTCTGGCGACCACAATACGTCGTGCGGCAACTCATTGCTGCAGGGCCTTGCTTTGGCGTTTTGTTTGTGCTATTTGCTTTCCCCCTCTGAGCCCATGCGGTACGCGGAAATGGTCGAGAAGATCGACTTCGCGGCGCTGCTGCTAGGGGATGACAACGAGATTGCTCTTCTTGAGAATTATTTGTTGGAACTTGGTGTTGATGTGGGACTGTTGACCGCGACCTTGCTGCGTCTTGGGCTGAAGCTCGAGCCCAAGGTACACACGGGACCCCACGCCAAGTACATGTCAAGCTTCTGCTCCTCACGATTCTATCCCGTGGAGGGCGGTAAGTGCGTGTTGGCGCCCGGGATAGGGCGTGGACTGGCTAAGTCTGGGTGGTATACGAATCCACCTGCCAATATGCATGTTGGGAAGCTGTTGCGCGCAGATGCCATAGGCAGGCTTCGGGACTGTGATTTCATCCCGTTCTTGGCCTCATGTGGCGTAAGAATCTGCAGCTGACAACGTCCGTCGTTGGTGAGGAGGTCTTCACCAAGTCGCTTCGCCGCGACTTCAAGTATCGCACCCATCAGTCTGAGGTGCATAAGGCTTGCGACGAGACGTATGCTATGGTTGAGGCTGTTTACGGTTTGACTCGTGATCATGAGGAGGTGTACAAATGTATGCTGGAATCTGTCAAGAGCTTGCCGTGTATAGTCGACATGGCTGTTTTCCATCGTGCCATGGTGCAGGATGGGGTGCTGGATGACGTCTACGATGAGGCCGTGTGTGCCTCCGCAGACGGTGTGGCGCGGTCGGAGTACCGCGCCATGTCCGCCGCCAACGCGCGGGTGCTACA